GTCCTGTTGCGACGCTAGTAAATGTTATTATCTGGTTTGCTTGTTTTGCTATTTCATCAAAAAATGCCATCTCTTATTTCTCCTTTCATTAGGTTACACAGTCCTGCCTAGTACCTGGTGCGTACCCTTTATCACAGCTGAAGCCAAAATTGTATCATTCAAGACAAAGTTCACGACGGTATTCCCAGAAGAATCTGTCGTGCTCTGTGCTGACCCGTCCGATGAATCCAGTGTGTTTTTTGTTTCGTTCTCTCTTCTTCTTTTCTTTTCCGCTTCGTCAAGTTTTGTTGCCCTTTCTTTGCCGAACCTAGTTTCGAAATCCGATTTGGATGCATCATCGAATCCCATGCCCTCGTTATAGGCGCCTGTCAGTGATTTTCTTGTAGCTTTGTTTGCGCCGGTTTTATTGAGTTCTACGTTGATCTTCCCGCGGGCATCGTCGACCTTTTCTGCTTCAACTTTTTCGGACGATTTTGCCCAGGTGTTATCGAGCCATTTTTGCGCTAACTCTTCGTTTTGTGGTTTGTTTTTGAAGAAGCTCATGTAAGCTTTAATCATCTGGCGCCCAGAGTATTCAGAAAGGTTTGCCACCCTTGTGATGACAGACATCGCGCCTGGGTCAAGACCGCCGACTTCCTTCAGCGAATCAGCTGTTAGCGCTGGTTCACTTTTGAGTATGTTGTCTAGTTTAGCGCTAGCTTGCTTTCGAGCATCTTTGTCTCCCGACGTAAGACCCTTTACAAGATCAGTAAACTCCGAGGAACTCGTGTCATATAATCCTGCCTGGCCTCGCTTGACCAACCTTTCCAAGCCTCCGCCCGCACCAGGGGTAAGCCTTAAGGCCTGGTTGAACTGTCCTTTCGTAAGTTGATCCGGCATTGAACCTAATCGGCCAAATGTACCGAGGCCTTCTAGTTGAGCGAACTCGCCCCTCTGGGCTCTCTCCATTGTTATTCTTCTATTTTGAACTGCCATGGCCATGCCGGGGTCTAGATTTCTCATAAACTGATCTGTCAGCCTATCCATTGCTTCTTTCAAATCAGATGTACCAGTTGTGAAGCTTGAGATAACGCGAGACATACGATCGTCTCCGGGAACTCCGGACACTCCTGTTTTGGCACCGATCTCTTTTTCTAGTTTTGATTTAACGGAGTCATCTTTCTCTCCTGTCTTAATAAAGCGGCGAGCCTCATCTCTGCCCATGCCGAGAGATTCAGCAACTGAGATCATCGCAAATTTTCCTTGTGCGCCGCCGGCATCGATGTCTGCCATTAACTGAGAGTCTCCTTGGATAGCTGCTCGGATAGCTTCAGCTCGATCTGCCTCCTCCATTCCCAGAAGTTCAGTTGCCGAGAAAGCGTTGCGACCTAGCAGGGCATTAATATTAGCCGCGGCACCGGATGCGCCTGAGATGGTGTCCATTCCTGATCCGAATCTGCCCGCTATTTGGTCTGCTTCGAGACCGGTCTTCTGCGCCAAGACCTGAAACTTGACGAACTGCGATTGTATTGTTGCAGCGTCGTACATTAAGTTTTTCGAGATAGCTTGAAAGTTCCTGGAAACCTCGTTTGGTAGCATTTTCAAATCGTCTGCTAGTGTCTTTATACTTAGGTTGAATTTTTTGACACCTTCTTCGTTAAGTTGAAGTGAGTGAATCGCCATGTCTGTGTTCTTAGCGAAAGTACCATAGTTCATACCTAGTAGTTTTAGGTGGCCGGCCTGTTCGGCCAAGACAGCTGAAAGTCTCCCAGTCTTATTGAAAGCTTCTTCACTTAAATATGAAAATGTATTTATTCTCTCGTTAAGTTGAGTGAAAGCTTCAGAGCCGAGGTTGATCATGCCAACTTTAGTGTTTAACGCTTTTGTTACCTCAGCTATACCCTTTGCTGCGTTTCCGTCGAAGAAGTTTTGGCCCGCACTGTTCATTGCGCGGAGGGCTTTTTCTGTCTGTTCTGCTTCTCGGGTTAAAGCTGTTGCTATATCAGACAGCGTACCTAGATCATCCTTGTTTGGCAGGCCCATGCGCGAAGGTTCGGTGTTTTCCGTTCTTTTACTGAAACCCTCCATCTCTTTTTTGAGGCGCGAGACCAGCGTAGTTTTGGCGTCTTTCGTTAATCCTTCAAACGATTCCTTTGTTTGGCCTTCTTTTATGAGCCTCGACCTGAGCGCTTCATTTAGATTATTCCAATTCATCGTACTAACATTCTCCTTCGATCGTCGGATCGAAATATAAAATCATCCATAAATAATTAGCACAATAACTTATTTTATTCATCCTCTGGGGAAATGTACTTGATTAGTCGGTCGACAAACCAGTTGCGAAGCTTGACGGGTAAATTGTATGCTTCAAGGAATGAAAAATTATTCTCTTTCATTAAGAGAAAGATTTCTTCGTACGTGACTCTTTCAATATATTCAGATGTCAGTGCGAAAAAAGGCCCACGAAAGGGGCGCCTCTCTTTCAAGTACTGCCGTGCACTCGGGACATTCAATTTCCTGTGCTGTACTTACTTTTGGTATTATTCCTTTGTCAAAATTTAATAGAAACTTTGCATCTGCGGCAGGCAAGACATCATAAAGTTTTGATAGAGTCGCCTGGTCGACTATCCCATTCGCGGAAACGATAGTCTTCTTTAGGACAGAAATTGTTCGGTTAAAGTCTATGTTTAAACTTTCCTTTTTCTCTTTGTCTTTTTCGAGTTCTGACCGGTCCTTTTCGGTTAGCCTTCTTATCTTTATTTCAATATCTGAGATTGGTAAAGTCAATACGAAACAGTTTTCGTCAGGGTCATAGTTGCTTCCCTCGGCACTAGATGTGATTTTGGTTTTTGATAAATCAAAAACTACACTTGATTCGGTATTGCACTTGTCACAAAAGATTGTTGACTCGTACTTGCTTCCATAGCCAGTTTCTCGGGCCTTGAGAAGAATAGCCATTTTATCCTCGTCTAACAACTCAGATGGGTTTATTGATTTATCTGTTAATAGTCCCGTAATTAGATTATTAAACACATTCTTGTCGTCGCCATTACCAACAGTAGACAAAAGGTCCTCTTCCTTCGCGGTCATGTGTTTAATTTCTAACTCTTCGATACCATGCATATTTGAGTCTATTGGGTAGAAGAGCCCTTTTGTTGGAAGTTCAACTTTTGTTGTGGAAACAACAAAAGACATGCCAAAGGGATTAGCCGGGTCCGCGTTTTTGTTTTGCGCCTGGCTTTTCACCTTGACTTGTTCTGTGTTGGGGTCGTAATCTGGCTGTGGGGATCTCTGAAGTTTTCTGGAGTTTCTAGTCACTATTTCCTCTCTTTCTTTTTTATAATTCTATAGTAACTTGGAAGACGAGATTTAATTACTCTTCATTCCAAGCGGTTCCTGCATCTGCAGACAAGATGTCGTTATTTAATTCTGCCCAATCATACTTGAGACCTATCTGAATGTTAAGAATTTCGTCAGATGAATAATCCAGTGAATCAAAGTTCACTGAGGTTATCAGTGGATTGTTGAGAATCCACGATTCTATTATATCATCGGCGCCGCCTGAACCAATAGTGTCTATCCGGATGTTCGGGCCCAGGGAATTGATCATACCCGACTTCGTGATCGTGGCCTTCCCGTCGGGTGTAGACATGACATCAGTCGGTAAAACGTATCCTGAACTCTTGAGTATGTTGTAGAGACTCTGAGTTGCGTCGGGCTGTATCGGATCTACGATCGTAACGCTGACGTCTTGCCAGGTTACTCTACCTGGGAAGTTGAAGTTGTGTTGCAAAAAGCTGTGAGTCGTAGAGCCCACCTGGAATGATGGCTTCGTCACTGTTTTAGCCATGAATTGTGGCATACCTGCAAAGTAAAGTAGGTATCTAAACTTCCTCTTTGGCTCTGTTCTTGCTTCACTCCAAAAATTATTTCCTGACATTATAAAGGTCTCCTAATAGTATATAGTTGCGCTGCTTCTTTTTTGTTAGTCATCAAAAGAGGCACCGGTGTTTGTTATAACGAAATCAACTGCAATAAACTCAATGGACCTAGCTGGCTTCAAAAAGATCTTTGCGTACATGACGTTTCGATCAATGAGGTCTGGCGTGGTCGTGGTGCTGTCTAGCAGAACCTTAAAATCAGTCAAGCCGAAACGAACCTTGACACTGTCTAGGAAGTTCTTAACCTGGCCATGGAAACGGGCCCATGTTGCCTGAACGTTCTGCTCGAACAATAGTGAACTAGAAATTCTAGATACTTCCTTCTTGACAAAAATCAAGAGTCTTCGGACATTGATGCGATCAAGCGCTGATTGCGATGACTGCAAGGTCTTTTGACCGAAGATAACAATACCCTCGGACACGAAAGAAGCTATAGGATTTATGTTTGCCTGATACAAAGTGTCTCGATCCTTCGAAAGAAGCTGCTCAGTTACCTGAAGAACCGGAACTCCTGCGTTTCCTTGATTTAAGCCGCCGCGGTTAAAGCCTGCCGGAGCAAACCAGACCTCTGAGTTTCTTTCTGTGTATGCCATTACCCCGAGGGCAACGACTGAAGGTGGAACCCAAACATCTCGGTTGAACTCTTCATCCTTAATCTTGACCCATGGGTAGTAAGCGGCGCCGTAAGAAGAATTAAGCTGGCGACTAGTCAAGCTCTTTGCTGCACTCTCTGGTGTCGCGACAATTCTAGATTGAAAGTTGTCACACTTCTCTTCGAATGGTGGCTTATATACGTCCGGAAGGTCGATTATCGCCATAGAGTCAGCTCTTGCTTCACATGCATCTACAAGCTTAGTCGTGAGCGACTCTTCAGTAATACCTGGCATAAGAGCTAAGTTGTGCTCTACTGCTTCTGGATCCTTTATCAGTTCCAGTGCTCTATCGACTGAAGCATAAGCATAGCTGTCTGCTGTAGTTCCGTTGTTAAGAACGTTGGCGTTGAAAGGGTCTGCTTCAGTTATGTCAACACCGTCGAATCCACCCACCAAAGGCATGTTGAATCCGTCTACGATGTCTAACAGTGTTCTATAATCTCCCGAACCGCTGGCGATGTGCCATGCGTATGATTTCTCATTGTTTTTATCATCTACAGCTGTCCATGCAACACCTGCCCCTGTTCGTGAGCCGGCCTGATAGTATGCCTCCTTGACATCTCCTGCTGAAGAGACGTATCTAGAGTTCGTCTTAAGTCTAGTTGGCGTAAGGACAACTTCGTCTAAAGTAAAGATGAAGTTGTGTTCAGTAATCCCGGCTGTTGCAAGGCCAGAATCCTGGCTTGAAACAAGTGCACTTGTTCCGTAGTCTGACATTCTTCTTACGTAATCCACATAGCCTCTATTTATCTTACTTCCAACCTTACTGCCATTATCTAGGCCTGTTGGAGCAAGTCCGTCAAATGTGAACTTGTAAGGTGAGATACCTTGATAGAAGTCCTGAGTTGCTGAAGACGTGTTGATCAACAGAGACTCTGGCCATTTAACATTGACCGCAATTGCTTCGCCGTTGGCGTCCTGTCTGTGGTTGTCCAGGTTCAGAGTTGCGTTGACCCAACTAGTTAGTTGAATCTGAAGATCTTGTGCTCCGTCTGTTGTACCCGAGTCCAATCCTCCAGTGAACTTGGCTGGAGGGTTTACGCTTGTTGCGTTGGTTAAATTTCCAGCCGTGGTGATGTCTTTGTTACCGGCGTGGCCGAGTGCGGCTTGAGTTATCGTTACGACGCCGGCGCTGGCGTTTGCAACGACTGTAAACTTCGAGCCGGGTGTACCGGCGTTGTGGCCGCCTGCAGCGTCAATTGCTATCTTTAGTTGTGCTGCAGCGGTGGTTGCATAATTTCCGGCGCCGGCGTGAGAGCCACGTCTAAATTGAACATTTCCACCTGAGACTGTACCGGATGCATCTCCATCATCATCGATAGCAATGTAAGTTTTTGAAGTTCCTGTAGAGTCTATTAGCGTTATTGTTGATCCGCCGACAGGGCTGGTGCTAAAAGTAAATGTTGCAGCTGCTGCTGCACCTGCGGTGGTTACATCAGTATTAACAGAAATTTTTGCAGGAACGATTGGGCCATAAAAGCCGAATGGTACATGCTCAGTGTTTATTGGTCCACCATTGCTTATTATGTCCTGGTTCATGTCAACTCTAATTTGCTCTGACATGTTAGGATTTTCACCATAAAGCTTGTTTCTCTTTTCGCTGGGGCTCCATAACATATATTGGTCACCGATTTTCTTGGCAACGAAGTCAGGAGAGTTTGGATCCAAGTTACAATTATCGAATCTCTCTATGGCCTCGACTCTAGTAGTACCAATTCTTTTGACAACCACTGAGAACGTGCCGAATCGATTGGTGGCGCCTTCTCTTGGTACTGAAATGTCTTCTATACCGATCAGGATCTCTTTCGAGGAATCTCTGCCTTCGTGGAGTGAAACAATTCTGAAAAGCTTTTGCAAGTTATCAGGACTGTATGTTGTGTGATCTCCTGAAGTGTCCTGCCCGAAGACCCAGCCAG